AGGGAGGACCCGAACCCACGTCTATGTGCTCGACCTAGGAAACGCGACTTGGGGCGTCAAAAAGGCCCGGCGGGGCTTTTGGGGGTTGCAGGGGTGGCCGTGCGCTATCGTTGCCGGTAAGCAACCCACGAAGGACACGGAAGAATGAGTAGAGCGAAACCGCCGGAGCAACGAACCGGGAACGAATGGCGAAAAAAGTTGGTGGCCCCAGGCAATGCCGCGTTTGTGACGCCGGCGCCGCCGGCCAGTATTAACAACGTGGCCCGTTGGGAATCCATTTGGGAACTAGGCGGCCCGTCCGGTGTTTATAACGTCAGGGCCGATTACGAAATTGTTGCCCGGTATTGCGAATATGTGGAACGCCGGCAAACCATGACCGCCATTCTTGACGTTGAAGGATGGACGGTTGAGGGGAACAACGGGGCAATCTGGCCGCATCCCATGGCCCGGTTTGTTTCCGATGTCGAAAAGAAACTAGGCCCGCTCGAAGACCGTCTAGGACTCAACCCGCAAGCCCGGAACACAATCGCCATTGGTCAAGTTGCGGTTCAATCGGCGTTAGAAGATTGGCTTGACGGATGACGGCGGCGACCATCACGACCCGCCCGGCCATGTCCGAAGCCGAAAGAGTAATTGAATTTATCGAACGGTTTTTGACGTTGGGCGGTTCGTTCCTCGGCCAGCCGTTCGACTTGTTACCGTTCCAACGTGAACTGATCCACGATATCTATGCCGAAGACGACAACGGCCGGCGGTTGCGGCGAACCTACTTGTTGGGGTTGCCACGCAAAAACGGGAAGTCGGCTTTGGGTTCGGCGCTCGCCCTTTACCACCTAATCGGGGATCGGCACGACACGGCGCCCCAAGTTTATTCGGCCGCCGGTGATCGTGCCCAGGCCCGGCTTGTGTTTGACGAAGCCCGGCGGATGGTCACGTCGTCGCCGGCGTTGTCGACGGTGGCGCAAGTGTTCCGCAACGAAATACGTTGCACGCACAACAACGGCGTCTACCGGGTTGTGTCTAGCGATGCGGGTTTGCAACAAGGTTTGTCCCCGTCGTTTGTCATCTTTGACGAGCTCCACATTTTCAAAAATAGCGACCTTTACGATGCAATGTCTATGGGTTCGGGGCAGCGGAACAACCCGCTAACGTTGGTTATCTCGACGGCCGGGTATGACTTGGAAACGCCGCTTGGCCGGTTGTATGAACACGGGCTTAGGGTTGATGGTCACCGGTTGAATGGTGTTCCGATGGCGGGGGAATTGGCCGACCCGTCGTTTGGGATGACGTGGTACGGGCCGACAAAACAGGAAATGATGGGGGCGGGTTGGGATCATCACGACCCGGATTTGTGGCCGTTATACAACCCGGCGTGGCAGGTCATGCCGAACCCGGTCGACGAGTTCAACACGCACCTGAACCAAAAACACGAGTCGGCTTTTATTCGTTATTTTATGAATGGTTGGACTACAGCGAAGACCGGGTTTTTGCCGTTGGGTGCTTGGGGGGCTGTCGGTCCCGATAGTGGGGAACCGGTGCGGCCGTTAGAAAAAGGCGACACCATAGTTTTGGGATTTGATGGCGCATGGAAGGGCGATTCCACGGCCATGGTTGCGGTTCGGACGGACGATTTACACATGGCCGTTTTGGGGCATTGGGAAGCGCCGGCTAGTGATCCTGATTGGCGGACGCCGGCGGGCGAAGTAGAACAAGCCGTTGTGGACGCTTGCGAAAAGTTTCGTGTCGTAGAAATGGCGGCGGACCCGTGGCGGTTTGAACAATCACTTTTGCGGTTACAAGAAGAGCACGGCGTCCCGATTCTTGAGTTTCCGACGAATAGCCGGGCGCGCATGATTCCGGCAACGTCAACGTTTTACCAAGCCGTTATGGATGGGGAACTTAGCCACGACGGAAACCCGGCGCTTGCCCGTCATTTGTCGAACGCCGTTGTCCGTGAAACACCGCTAGGGGCGTTGATAACGAAGGAATCCCGAACGTCTAACCGGCACATCGATTTAGCGGTGGCCGCTATCGTTGGCCTTTCTCGGGCTAGGTTGTGGGCCGGCGACCGGCCCCAAGTCGACGATTCGCCCCTTTTGTTGTTGTAGAGTTGAAAGGAAGCAAATGTTGCAAACGATACTTCTACTTGTTGGGGCGGCGTTAATGGTCGGCGCTATATCCACCGTTTCCGCACCGCTCGCCGTTTTCGTGGTTGGCGGCTTGTTTATTCGGGCCGGTTCCGAACTGAAAGACTCGCCAGATGTCCCGATTAAATGACGCCATACGGGCCACCCTAAACCCGGCACGCAACCCCGCCCGTGACCTTTCTTTTCAAGCCATGTTCGAGCAAGGTCTTGACCTAACTATGACCCGCCGGAAGGCGGGCGTGAATGTTACAACGGCGACGGCCTCACAACTTACCGCCGTGTATGCGTGTTGGCGGATCATTAGTGAAGCGATTGCCACGCTTCCACGGGCGGCCGAATACGAAACCGAAGGCCGATGGCTTGACGCCGCCAACCAACCCGCATGGCTGAACACCCCAAACGAAACCGATACGTGGGTTGAAATGTTGGGGCAAACAATGGTGTCGTTGTTGGCCGGCGGCGACGCCTACAACATGATTGTTTGGAACACAACGGCCGATGGCGGCGGCGTTAAAGAAATCATTGTCCTGAATCCGACAACATGCCGCCGGGTATCTGATACCACAGTGACGGTTACGCCTACCGATGGCACCCCGCCCCGTGACTATCGCGTTTTAACCGCTAGTTCGAGCAATAGCCGTCCGGTGGAAATTTTGCATTTGCGGGGTATGGGTCACCCCGGCGCCCGTGTCGGCATGTCACCAATTGAAGCTTGCGCCGAAACCATCGGCGTTTCGTTAGCGGCTCAACGTTACGGGGCAAGCTTTTTTGCGAACGACGGCACCCCGTCCGGGGTGCTCGAAGTGCCACCCGAAACCGACCTTTCGGATACTGGCCGCAAGGCGTTACGGGAATCATGGGCGGAATTGCACAGCGGCTCAAACAACGCCAAAAAGATTGGGATTCTGACACGCGGTGTCAAATTTTCGGCGCTCCAAGTAAGCCCGAACGAGGCCCAATTTTTGGAGACCCGAAAAATGGGGGTGCAGGAAATCGCGCGTTTGTATGGCACCCCGCCGCACCTAGTCGGCGACACCACCAATATGACCGGTTGGGGAAGCGGCCTTGCCGAAACCAATTCGGCGTTCGTTATTCACACGTTGCGGCCGTGGCTAGAACGGCTCGAAGCCCGTTACACGTTGCTATATCGTGCCGAACTAATGCGGCAAGGGATGCCGGCCAGTCAAACCCGCATAGCGTTACATGAGGAAGCGCTACTTCGTGGGTCACCGGAAAAGCGTTGGGAAGTCCTACGAAAAAACGTTGCGTCGGGTTTGTTGACAGCCGACGAAGCCCGTCGGCAAGAAGGCTTCCCGGCGTTGCCCGATGGCGCCGGCGCCGTCCCATGGATTCCGCTTTCTCAATATCCGCAAACCGACGAACTAGAAAGTAAACCGTCGAATGGTTAAAGATACAGAAACACGCATTTTGAAAACGGCGGGCCGCCCTATCGAAGCCCGCATGAACGAAGACGGGGACCGGCGGCTAGTCGGATATGGCGCCGTGTTCGATTCGCTTAGCGAAGACCTAGGCGGGTTTCGTGAAACGATCACACCCGAAGCGTTCACCCGCACCGTGTCACTAAACAACGACGTCATGGTGACAATGAACCACAACGTTGACTTGTTGCTAGGTCGCACTGGGGCGGCCACCGCCCGAATAGGTGTTGACGGAACCGGCGTTTATTACGACGTTGATTTGCCCGATACCCAGGCGGGCCGGGATGTTTGGACGCTGGCCGAACGTGGCGACCTTGCCGGTTCAAGTTTCACGTTCACGGTTGCCCCTAATGGTGACCGGTGGTCAACCGACGGTGAAGGCCGGCGCATTCGTGAACTTACCGAAGTTCGCCTTATCGAGCTCGGCCCGGTGTCGTCGCCGGCTTATCTTTCAACGTCGGTTGCCGCCCGTAGTCTTGCGGCGTTTATTGATTCGGAAACCGAAATTGTCGACGAAGTAGCCGACGAAGTAGCCGACGAAGTAGCCGACGAAGTGCGGGTTAACAAGTGGCCGGTTCGTATTCGTTCCATCGGTTAACACCCGCCAAATAGGCAAACACTATAAACCGCTAATTTGTGCGGCTAACATAAACGACGACGGCCTTCGGGGGCATACCCACGCCGCCAAACAAATAAATCTAGGAAACCTCAAAGGAATTATTATGGCCAGTCACAACGAAGAAATCCGGGCGGCATACGACGCCCGCCGCCGGGCCGTCGAACAGCTCCGCAGTCTTGACGCCGAAGTTGGCGACAACGAACCCAATGAAGAACAACGGGCTTCGTTTGCCGCTATCAACGCCGACATTGATAAGTACGATGGCAAGCTCGACCACCACATTTCGGAAGGGAAACTTGACGAACGTTCGGCATATCTCGACGGCCTTATTGGCACGCAGCGAGACGCCGGAATGGTCACCGAAAACGGTTTGACCCCGATCGAGCAGGAAGCCCGCGATTTGTTCCGCCCCGCTAATAGCGAAGGCGCACAAAGCCGTTTGGAGTTTTCGGCCGATGCGGCGGAACGTTCCCGCCTTATGCGGCGGGATCTTGTTGCCGGTGTAGCCGGCGACGGCGCCGAACTTGTCCCGACTTCGCTTTTCGGTGAACTTTACGTTGCACTCCGTGAAGGCGCCGAATCAATGTTTTCATTGGGCCGTAACGTCATCACCACGGGCGGCGAAGCGATGGCGTTTCCGTCGGTATCATCGTTTAGCTCCGCTTCGCTTATTGCGGAAGGCGGCGCCGTTGGCGAATCCGACCCCCAATTTGTGACGCCAAACGTCACCATGAACGCCTACAAGTACGGTCTTGCAATCCAAGTTTCTCCCGAACTGGAGCAAGACAACGCCGTTCCTGGCGCTCTGCCATGGGTTGTTTCTCAGGCCGTGCAGGGTATCCGGCGGGGCGTTGGCGCCGCACTCGTGACCGGTGACGGTAGCGACAAGCCAAACGGCATTGTGAACGGCTCGACGACCTCGACCGCAACCGGTGTTACCTATCCGACGGCCGACAATCTTTTGGCCGCCCAACACGCCGTGGTCTCGGGTTACCGCCCAACCGCAACGTGGATGTTTAACGACGACACCATTCTTGGCATTCGTCTCCTTAAGGATTCGGAAGGCCAGTACATTTGGCGGCCGGGCCTCGTGGCCGGTTCATACGACACGCTTTTGGGCAACCCTGTTGTGTCCGATGACAACTTGGCGACCGTTGGAGCGAACGCAAAGATTGGCGTGTTTGGCGACATTTCGGCCGGTTACCTTGTCCGCATTGTCAACACAATCCGGGCGGAACGAAGCGACCAATATGCATGGCTTAACGACCTGCTGACTTGGCGTTTCCTTGGACGGTTTGACGGCGAGATTATCGACAACACCGCCTTTACGGTTATCACTAACGAAGCCGCCTAACTTTTAGGTAATGCTTAGTTAATAGTTAGTTATTCCCCAGGATTGGCCGGGGGCGTTTTTCCTCCAACGCCCCCGGCCCATCACCCCACCTTTACAGCTCAAGAACGAAAGGCCACAACATGCCGACCATTTCCGGGCGATGGGTTCCCGACTCCCACACCGACGCCGTTATTGCTTCCCGTATCGCCGCCCACGTTGTGGCCAAAGACGAAGAAGCCGACGAAAAACCGGCACCCAAAAAGGCCAGCCGCACACGGGGACGCCGCAAGGTCGAAACCGCGATGGTTGACCACGACACCAACGGCAACGCCTAACCGTGGCTTACACGTCCCTAGCCGAACTTAGAGCCCTCGACGGGCTAGGCGACGCCGCAACGTTCCCCGACTCATCTTTGACGGCGGGCGCCGCCTACGCCGAACGCACCATTAACCGTTTTTGTGGGACCACGTTCGGTGACATCACAACCCCCGCCTATGACCCGTTCACGGTCACGCTTGACGGAAACGGCCTTATGGCTATTCGTTTAGTCGGTATTGAGGGGGCGCCGGTGTTGTATCCTCGCACGATCACAAGCGCCACGGTTAACGGGGTGGTCGATTCCGGCATCGTCTACAGCCTGCAACCTTACGGGACCGTTTACCGGCACACCGGCGTTTGGTCACGGTCCACAAATGTTGGCGGCCAAAACGTAGTGATCGAAGGCACGGCCGGCGTCAACAACACCACACCCGAAGATATCGCTTGGGCGGCCCGCACACTTGCCCGCTTTTGGGTTCTGCAACTACATAGCCGCACCCCCGACCGTGCCATAAACCTCACCACCCCCGAAGGCGCTTTTGAAGTTAGGGCTCAGGCGGGCGGCGTTGGGCGACCCACCCCGCTTCCCGACGTGAACGCCACACTTAACGCCAACCGACACCAACTCTGATGGCTACCACCACCACCGTCGGCGCCGTTAAGCGTGGGTTACAAACCGAATTGGCGGCCTTAGGGATCACCACCGGGACCGGCACCGCCGCCCCACTAGTGCAGGTAACGTATGGGCGGCCGGCCCCGGACCTTTACCGGCGGGAGTCGTTGTTTCAAAGTGACGAAACCCGGACCACCGGAACGCCCGAAATGCGGTTGACGACTGGCCGCCGGCGGCGAATATGGGAATGGGAATGGGACGTTATCGTTTCCGCCGAAGTCACGGCCGACACCGCCGACGCCGAACAACGGGCGTTGCAAATTGCGGCGGCCGTTGACGATTGGCTAGCCGCCTACCCGCAACCCGCCGAATGGCCTAACGCCCCGGTTGCTTCCGGCGCCCTTTCCGTCATCGTGTCCGCCATGCTAATTGAACAAGGCGAAACGGTCGAAGGCCGGCAACGTGTCGAAATGACCATGACCTTAGAAATGCGGGAAAGACTGACATGATTTATAAGAACAACGGCAACGCCGCAACTGTGCGAATCGGCACCGAATGGCACACGGTGCCGCATGGTGGAACGGTAGACGCTGGCGAACATGTCGTTAATCTTGGCGGCGATTGGGAAACCGTAGATGCCGCCGCCGACGACCTCGCCGGCCTAACACTTGACGAGCTACGCCATGTCGTAGACTTGGAACAAGTTGACGCCGGTTCGGCGTCTACAGTTGCCGGGGTAACCCGAAAAATTCGTGACGCCCGCACACGGGCCGCAAAAAAGGAAAACACCAAATGAGTATTTTAGATGCGGCCATCCTCGTTGGCCTGGAATCCACGTATGGCACGCCGGCCACGCTTACCCGTGCTTTTGAAGGAAAAGCCGACACGTTCACGCGCACCCAAGAACGCATTGAGTCGGTCGGTTTCCGTGCCGACATGCAAACGCTCCGGTCCGATCGGGTCGTTACGGTCGCCACCGGCGGCACCGGTTCAATTGAAATTGACGCCATGAACGGCGGGCTTGGCCTTTTGTTGCAAGGTTGTTTGGGGACATCGGCCGGGCCCACGCAGCAGGGCGCCACGACCGCCTATTTGCAGACATACGCAACAAGCGATGCCGCCCCCGGCGTTTCTTTTACAATCCAAATTTTGAGGCCGCTCGTTTCAACCGGTTCGAGCGCTTTCACTTATCACGGGTGTGTCATCACCGGTTGGTCGTTGACCCAATCACCTTCCGGTTTGCTCACCATGACATTCGACTTCGACTTTGAAGATGTTGACATTGTGACCGGCGCCGGCACCCCCGCCTACCCGGCGGACACAACCCCGTTCGATTGGACCGATTGCGTTGTCACCCTTGACCCCGACGGCACACCGGAAACGCTCGACGCCCTCGACCTATCCCTTAACATTGACTTGGGCCTAAAGACTGACCGCTACTATTTGCGGGGTTCGGAACTCAAAAAAGAGCCAGTGCGGAACGCCGTTCCAATGTACGAAGGCAGTGTTGCGATCGACTTCACCGGAACAACACGTTACGCCGAATGGACATCGGCGGCCGTTGTCGACATTGAACTTAAATGGACCGGCGCCGAAATCGAAGCGCCGTACAACGACGAAATCGCAATCCGTATGCGGGCGGTGAACTGGACGGATGCGGCGCCGGTTGTTTCGTTGAGCGACACGCCACGCCAAACCTTACCTTTCCGAATTATGCACGACGGCACAAACGACGCAATCACGCTCACCTATCAGACCGCCGATAGCGCCGTTTGATATGGCGACGGTTGACAATCTCCCAACGGTCTTGACGATTAGGCACTACGCCGGCGACGACTTCACCACAACTTTGAATTTTGTTGATTCGTCAGGGGTTGCGGTTGACGTTTCAACGTGGGGGCTTGTCATGTTGATCCAACCGGCTAGCGGGGCGACAATCACGGCAACAATCACGGCCGGGGTCACAGGGACAATAACGTTGTCGGCCGATGCGGCGGCGCTGGCCGGGGTGACGCCGGGCGCGAATACTTGGGATTTGAAGCGGGCGGACACCAACCGCACTTTGTTAGGGGGCGCGTTTATCGTTTCGCCGGATATAGCCGCATGACTTTAGACGTGATTGTTGGCGGCGGCGGGGCCACGGTAGAAGTTGCGGAAACCGACGTTTCGGTTTTGTCAACGGTTGCTAATGGCGGGGCCACGGTAGAAGTTGGAGAAACCGACGTTTCGGTTTTGTCAACGGTTGCTAATGGCGGGGCCACGGTAGAAGTTGGAGAAACCGGCGTTTCGGTTTTGTCAACGGTTTCCTATGTCACCGTGCAAGCGGCGACGGTGGCGGCTAATCCGGCCACAATAGGTAAAGCCTTGGTTGACGTTTCTAACAACATAAACGATGGCACCACCGCAACACGCACCATTGCGGCCAGTTACCTTGGCGCCGGATGGGCCGTCACAAATGACGCCGTAACGTTTTCTGGCACCCCGACATGGGCCCAAGTTGCGGTGAACATTTCGTTCACATCTTCGGGGCAACGAGTGGCCCCGGTTGTGGAACTATATCGAAACGCCGTTTTGGTCGCTGATTCCCATACGGGCTATATACGGAATCAGTCCGGCCATAGCGAAGCCGGCGCCAACTTCGTTTTTATTGACCCGACCCCAGGCACAAACCCCGCTTATAGCATCCGATCACGTCGGGGAACGAACCAATCCGCGGCGGTTTACCCGCTATCTCTTTCTAATATAACTTGCGTCGCCTACTGAAAAAGAACCGTGGGAAAACAACAAGCCGTGGGGCTACAAGTTGACGGGTTAAAAGACGTGCAAAAAGCGTTGAGGACCGTCGACAAAGCCTTGCCCCGTGAACTTAGGAAAGCTAACTTGGCGGCCGCCGAAATCGTGGCCGTTGAAGCCAGGCGCCTAGCTCCACGCCAAAGCGGCCGGTTACAAAAATCTATAAAGGCCCAGGCGGGGCAACGGGAAGCGTCTGTAAAAGTTGGGACGCCCGCCCGCACTCCGTACGCCGGCCCCGCCATTTGGGGATGGGGAAGCAAACGCAACCCACGGCCCCAGGGCGGTTGGCAACCCCGGAACCTATTCCCGCAAAAAGCGTTGGCGAACAAACATAAACAAGTGTCGAAAGCGTACGAAAAAGCCGTGAAGGCGTTGACTAAACGCAACCTGTGAACGGGCGGGGTAACATGACCCCGAACCCTCAACAAAAAGGAATCCAACCCATGACCGAAAAAGACGACACCGAAAAAGTGGCGCCACAAATCACCGTGGTTTCCATGGACGACTTCACGTATGGTGAACTTGAAATTGTCGAAGACATTTGTGGGGTTATCCCTACGGGGAAGCCCGAAGACGGCCAAGTCAAAATGATGTTGGCCCTAGGTTACGTGGCCGGGTTACGCACGAACCCCGATTTGACACTTGAAGAGGTGCGGGCGATGCCCGTTGGCTCAATCGTGTTTGAAACCGTCGATGATGAAACGGGAAAAGAAGGGGCCTAGCCCGAGAAAACCGGGTTAGGCGGTTGGCCGGGGTCATGAACCGTTTTGGCCTATCATGGACCGAAGCCCGGCAATTGCGGGCGTGGGAATTGCAAGCTTTAGAAACTATTGCTAGGGATGCGGACCTTATGGAACGCAGCCGTAACCGCATGAAATGAGCCGGGCGCCATGGCCGAAAGCGTAAAAATCCGAATACTCGGCGACGCCACCGGCCTAACAAAAGCGCTTGGCGTCGCCGAATCGGGTCTTGGCAAACTTGGCGGCGTTGTTTCCGGGTTTGGTAAAGCGGCCGGGGCGGCAATGGTCGCCGCCGGCGCTACCGCCGCCGCCGGATTCGTGAACGGTTTCGGCGACGCCATGGACCGGCAAGCGCTACGGTCTGTCG